TGGTGTCACGGCTGCTGGTGGGATGGTGGGTCCGGATGGATCCCCGGTGTCAGGGGGTGGGGCGCTGCCAACGTCGTCCGCGTGGTCTACGACATGGGATACCGCGAGCTACAAGGATTTGGGCGCGTACACAGTCTCCGGCGCGCTGGCGCTCTCCAGCTCGGACGGCGGGTCTGTTGTCGGGGGCTGCACGCAAGCGGTGCTGATTGCTGACGGGTCCAACGTCCCGACTCTGGACGGGACCGCTGCGACAAGCTGCGGATACACCAATACCACTGGTGCGGCCAATCTGGTGCAGCTATTCCGTGCCGGTGACTACAAATACTGGTCCGTGTTGCCTTATGTCGGCGCTGCCGTCACGTCCGGCGCCACCGCTCCTGGTCAGCCGACCGCGCTCACTCCTGGGGCTGTCACTACGTCCACCGTGGCGCTCACCTGGACAGCTCCGGCAAGCAACGGCGGAGCGTCGATCACCAGTTACACGGTCCAATACTCGACAGACAATTCGACGTGGACGACATGGGGGACATCAGCCTCGACAAGCGCCACTGTCACTGGCCTGACGGATGGGCTGGTGTACTGGTTCCGCGTAGCCGCCACAAACTCAGCCGGCACCGGCTCTTACTCGTCGTCTAATTACGCCGGGACGACTGCGGCCGACTATGTGCGGCTGTCAAGCCTGACTCTCACGACCGAATCAGGTGCAGGCCCATACACTTACACCGCTGGGTCCGGTGCCAGCACATCAAACAGTTACGCCGGGGTTTCCAATCTTTCATTCCCGTCTGGTGGCAGTGGATGGTTTGACGCGACTATCACCGCATCAGCAAACGGTTTCAGCGGGATCGGAACCAAAACCACGAATACGGCAGGCGCATACAACACGTTTGAGTGGTTCTTCTACCAGAACACACTCTCAGCGTATACTGTCAATCTCGGGACTGTGGCCCAGACAAAGAACGGCCCAGATGCATCACTGACCCCGGTCACTGGAGATGTGCTGCGGATCAGAATCATCGGGGGGACCGCTATGGCGTTCCAAGTCGTTCGATCAGGGACCGTCTACACACTGCACACGGCCACGGTATCGGCTGCTCAGCGCTATGTCGGTATTGCGCAGGCATATGTCAACCTGGCCTTCCAGTTGACGGCTCACGTGGGGTTGACCTGATGCGCCCGTCAATGTTTGCCGGCAGATGGCTGCAATACACAAACGCGACGGTCAACGTCGTGATGGATGGCAACTCGCTTGTCTACGGGTATAGGGCGCCGGGGCCAGGAACAAGAATTTCGGACAATCTGGCATCGCAGGCATTTTCTCCGCTGTACGGGCAGGGGATGACTGTCGGCAATGTGGCGAGTTCAGGTCAGACATGGGCGGATATGCTGACGACGCGGCCGACGTTTGTGGCCGGAAAACGGAACATCTGCATTGCGTGGGAGGGGACGAATAGCATCGTCATGGGCCTGACTGCATCGCAGGCGATGACAGACGCGGCGGGATACTGTGCTGCGATGCATGCGGATAATGCGGCGTGGGAGATCGTCACGGGAACGTGCATACCGCGTCAGGGCGGATACACCACAGCATTTGCCAGCGTCGCGGCCCTGAATGCAGAACTTGACGCATACAACACGCTGCTGAAGGCTCAATACGCATCGGCCGGCTTTGTGGCGGTATGTGATGTGCGCGCAGTGGGCAGTCCGTGGGCGATGGGAGGGGACTATTCGCCGGCAGGTTTTGCTGCTGTCAGCACTCGCGCTGGGGCGTCAGTATGGCTGGAGTCAACCGCATCGGAGGCGGCAATACACATGACGGACGCCGGAGATTTGGCGCTTGCTCGACTCTTTGCGGCCACGCTGGCACGCATCCGGTAATCCCCTGCCGGTGGTGCTTGACCCAATTCACCTCGGCCACACCACACCCACCACATGACCACCGCAGGTAATCTGGATCGTCGCATCACGCTGCAGGAGCCTGCGCATACCCGTGACCCTCAATATGGGTCAGAGGTCGCCGGGTGGGCTGATGTGGCGACGGTGTGGGCGCAGGTGCGCGAGCGGGTGGCGGCCGAGGTCACGGAGACGACGCAGCGGGTGCTTCAGCGGCAGATCACCGTGCGCATCCGCTACCGGGCCGGCGTGCTCTCCTCTTGGCGCGTGCTGCTGGGCGGCAGGGTGCTGCAGATCCAGGGTGTGCTTGAGGTGGGCCGCCGGCAATGGATGGATCTGGACTGCCAGGAGGTGACCGGTGGCTGACCTCGGGATGGATGGCGGCGGCGCCCGCGTGCGGGGGTTCGATGAGCTGGCGCGCCTGCTGGACAGCCTGCCTGACAAGCTGGAGCGCAACATGGTGCGCGGTGCGCTGCGGGCAGGGCTTGCGGAGTTCCGAGGCGAGGCGCAGCGCCACGTGCCGGTGGCCAGTGGGGCCCTGCGCGACAGCATCCGCGTGAGTGTGCGTCTGCGCCGCGGCGTGCCCACTGGCACGCTCAGGGCCGGCGGCCGTGGCAAGGGCAAAACCAGCGTGTGGTATGCGCACCTGGTGGAGTTCGGCACCCGCGCGCATGAGATCAAGCCCAAGGCCCGCAAATCATTGTTCGTGGCTGGACTGATGCGTGAGGTGGTGCAGCACCCGGGCGCTCAGGCGCGACCCTTCATGCGGCCAGCCTGGGACGCTGCCCATGTGCGCGCGGTGCAGGCCTATGCGGCCTACATCCGCCGCCGGCTCACCAAGCAGGGCCTGGACGTGCCGGACATGGCCGGCGCAGTGATGGACAGCGAGGCCTGAGCCATGCCGGCTGAAACCGCCATCCGCTCGCTGCTCATGCAGTCCAGCGCCATCACCACGCTGGTTGGCGACCGCTGCCACCCGGTGGAGGTGCCTATCGGCATGGACCTGCCGGCGCTGGCAACGCGGCACATCAGCACCGTGGACGCCGGAACGGTGGATGCCGCTGCGCCCTACAGCCTGCAATCCAGCCGGATCGAGGTGCGCGCTGTTGCGCAGTCCTACCCCGCTGTGCAGCAGCTGCTGGCCGCCATCAAGGCGGCCTGTCAATACCAGCGCGGCACGGTGGCCGGCACCAACCTGGTCAGCATCCTGCGCGACATCACCGGCCCGGCCATCAAGGAGCCGGGCGAGATCCGCTACGAGCAGACCGTGGACTTCATCGTCACCTGGCGCGGCGCCAACAACTGAGCGGCGCGCAGCATTTCAAAGCCGAGCCGTGAGGCTCATCCCCTGACCCTCCTCACTCGGAGCACATCACCATGCCCAATCCCGCATCCGGTGTATTCAAGCAGGTTGCCTACAAGGTCGAGTCCGCCTACGGCGCCGCGCCTGGACAGTCTGGCGCCCAGGCCCTGCGGCGCGTGCAGTCCACGCTGGACCTCACCAAGGAGACCTACCAGTCCCAGGAGATCCGCACCTCCCAGCAGATGGCCGACTTCCGCCACGGAGTGCGCTCCGTGACCGGCAAGATCGGCGGCGAGCTGTCGCCCGGCACGTGGGCGGACTTCCTGCGCCTGGCGCTGCGCCGGGACTTCACGGCGGTGACGGCCATTGCGTCGCTGTCCGTCACCATCGCCAGCACCACCAGCAACCGGTACACCGTCACCCGCTCCACGGGCTCGTGGCTGACGGATGGCGTCAAGGTCGGCATGGTGGGGCGCCTGAGCGGCGGCACGCTCAACGTGTCCAACAGCGCCAAAAACCTGTTGGTGGTGGCCCTCACGGCCACGGTGGCCACCGTGCTGGTGCTCAACGGGTCCGCCATGGTGGCGGAAGGCCCCATTGCATCGGTGACCTTCACGCCCACCGGCAAGCGCACATACACCCCCACCAGCGGCCACACGGACAACAGCATGTCGGTGGAGCACTGGTACAGCGACCTGGGGCAGAGCGAGCTGTTCCTCGGCCTCAAGCCGACCAAGATTGCCATCGGCCTGCCGGCCACCGGACTGGCAACGGTCGATGTGGACATGGTGGGGCAGGACGTGGCCGACACCACCGCCAAGCGGGGCTCCGTTGCGCTCACCAGCCAGTACTTCACCAGCCCGACGGCGGCCAACGGCGCCGGTCTGGCTGCGGCCGTCAACGGCGCGGTTTGCATCGGCGGTGTTCCGGTGGCCACCATCACCGGGGCCACGCTGGACATTGCCTCCAACTACACCGGTGACGCGGTGGTGGGCAGCAACATCAAGCCCTTCCAGTTCGCGGGCCGGGTGTTGGTCACGGGGCAGATCACTGCCTACTTCGACTCCGTCACGCTCCGCGACGCGTTCTGGGCCGAGACGGATGTGGATATCGTGATGGCGTTCTCCAGCGACAACACCGCCACCAGCGAGTTCATGGCCTTCGCCGTGTCGCGAGTCAAGACTGGCGGGGCGGCCAAGGACGACGGCGAAAAAGCCATCGTGCAGACCATCCCATTCCAGGCGCTGGAGCGCGTGTCCGGCGGTGGCGCCGGCACGGCCTACGACCAGACCACTCTGGCGGTGCAGGACTCCCTGGCCGCCTGACCCACCGGCCCGCCCGGGCCGACTCACCAGCACCGACCGGCCCCGGTTCGCCACTTTCGCGGGTGGCGGCCGGGGTCGGCACGGGCACAACCACCACCCGCGAAAACCATGGACACCACCATCACCTCACCGGTCGATTTCGACCTGATGTCGTTCGAAGACGTGCAGAGCGCCGATGTGCGCATTAAGGCGCCCGACACCGGTGCCCCCACCCCGCTGGTCATCAGCCTGGCGGGCCCGGAGCACCCCAAGCGCCGAAAGATCCAGCTGGACCGCCAGCGCCGCCTGCGCGCGCAGCTGCAGCGCACTGGCAAAGTCCAGCTCGGCGACCCCGTCGAAGACGAGCAGGAGGAGGCCGAGCTGCTGGCCGACTGCACCCTGGGGTGGACCGGCATGGTGGCCAGCGGCAAGGTGGTGGAGTTCTCCCGCGCCAAGGCCCTGGAGATCTACACCGACCCGCGCCGCCAGTGGCTGCGGGCCCAGGTCAAGGCGGCGCTGGACGACCGCGAGGCTTTTATTCGGCGCTCCGTGGCCGCCTGATCGAGGCCGCGGAGCGTGAGCTCGAGCTCTCCCGCCCGCAGGCAGATGGGGCGCCCCTGCGTGTGCACCTGCAGCGCGCCTGCGCCAACACCGGCCAGGCTGACCCGCTGCTGGAGCCACTGCCGCCGCCGGAGTGCCTGACCGCACTCTGGGGACTGTGGCGCACCGTGGCCCGCACCCGGCAAAGCGGCATGGCTCCGCAGCCGCTCACCCACCAGGAAATCGAGGCCGCATGCCGGCTCTACAGCGTGGCACTCACGCCCTGGGAGGTGGAGACGCTGCTGCAGCTGGACGGCGTTGCCGTCGCTGCCTCTGCGGCGCATGCGGCCAAGGCTGGCAAGGCCTGAGCGGGGCTCATTGCACCTGATCGCACCTGACCGGACCACCCACACATGAGCAACCAGATCGGGTCCCTCGAAATCGAGATGTGGGCCAACATCGTGCGCCTGCGCCAGGACATGGCGGAGGCCAAGCGCGCGGTGGGCGGCACCATGGAAGACATCCGCCGTGCGGCGGCGGGTGCTGCTGCGGCCCTGGGCGCCATCGGAGTGGGGCTGTCGGTGGGGGCGCTGGCCGGATGGGTCAAGGCCAGCATCGACGCGGCTGACGCGCTGGACGAGATGGCCGGGCGCATTGGCATCACAGCCAAAGAGCTGAGCGGGCTCAATCTGGCGTTCGCCCTGGCCGGCGTGCCGTTGGACTCCATGGGCAGCGCCCTGGGCAAGCTGCAGAAGGAGATGGCCGACGGCAACAAGGCGTTTGCCGCCCTGGGCGTGTCCGTGCGCTCCGGAGATGGCAGCCTGCGCAACACCACCGACGTTCTCGCGGACCTGGCCGACCAGTTTGCCGGCATCGAGGACGGCGCCGGAAAAACCGCGCTGGCCATGGCCATCTTCGGCAAGTCCGGTGCGGACATGGTGCCGCTGCTCAACGGCGGAGCCGATGGGCTGCGGGAGATGGTGGCTCAGTCCGAGCGGCTGGGCCTGGTGCTGGACGATGAGACGGCCGCCGCTGCCGGCAAGTTCAACGACACGTTGGAAATGATCGGCCTGGGTGCCCGCGGCGTAGGCCAGCAGCTGGCGGCGCAACTGCTGCCCACCCTCAACGCACTGGGCGAGTCGTTCCTGATCAGCATGACGGAGGGCGACCGCCTGCGCGGCGTGGCCGATGCGCTGTCCACCGGGCTCAAGCTTTTGTACAGCGTGGGCGTCGGCGTTGCGCAGGTGTTTTCCACCGCCGGGCAGTACATCGGCGCCACCGCGGCGCAGATCGCGGCGGCGCTGCGCGGGGACTGGGCTGCGGTCAAGGCCATCGACAAGGACTTTGCCGATCAGGTCGCCGCCGGCTGGACCTCCGCGGCCCGGCAGATCGAGTCCGCCTGGAGCGGCACCGGGCAGCAGGTGGCGCAGGCCTCCGCGCTGATGGCGGCAACGCGGCGCCAGGCGCCGGACCTGCCAGCAGGTGGCGCTGCGGACAAGGAGAGCGACTACGACAAGCTCGTCGCCAAGATCCGCGCCAAAACCGCGGCGGAGCTGGCGGAGGCCGATGCCGGAGCCAAGCTCACCGCCGGCCAGCAGATGGCCCTGGACGTCATGTTGCAGCTGCGCGATGGCCGGATGGAGCTGACCCAGGCCCAGCGCGCCGCCGTGGCGGTGGAGCTCGAGCTGCTGCTGGCCACGGAGCAGGCGGGCCAGCTGCTGCAGGACCAGGCACGTTGGTTGGTGGAGTCTGCAAGGGCCAGCGCTGATGCATCGATTGCCCGCCAGGCCGATGCGCAACGCATCAATGAGCAGGCCGATGCACTGCGCCAGGCCACGGCAGAGCTCGGCCTCAGCGCCGTGGCTGTGTCCGGCCTGGAGGCTGCCCGATTGGAGGAGCGCGCGGCCACTGCCCAGCAGATGGCGCAGTGGGCCGAGTCCAGCGGACTCAGTGCAGACGTGGCCGCTGGCTACACCGCGCAGGCACAGGCCCTGCGCCGCCTGGCCGATGCCAAGCGCGAGAACGCCATGGCCAAGGACGAGCGGGAGTTGCAGGCCGCGCGCGACAAGGCGGTGGACGACTACCTCAAGCGCGACATCGGTGCGGACATGGCTGCAGGGTTCGACAAGGCCAGCACCAGCCTGGGAGCGCTGGTGCGCGGCCTTCGCACCCTGTCCAAGGGGCAGGCCGACTACAACGCCATGCGCAACAAGGCCGCGGGTGACACCGCTGCGTTGGCGCGCATCGACGCCCAGCACCAGCAGGACCAGCTGGCCGGCTATGCCAGCATGGCCATTGCGGCGCGCGGCATGTTCCAGGAGGGCTCTGACGGCTACAAGGCCATGACCGTCGCTGCTGCTGCAGCAGGCATGGCGCAAGCGGCCGCAGGCGTCGCAAACCAGGCCAGCGGCGACCCGTACACCGCATTTGCCCGCATGGCATCCATGGCCGCGGCCATGGCGTCGCTGGGGTTCTCGGTGTCCGCTGCCCTGGGTGGAGGTGGCGGCAAAGGGCCGTCCAGCAACACCGGTACCGGCACGGTGCTGGGCGACGGCAGCGCGCAGAGCGAGAGCATCAGCCGGTCCATCGACGCGCTGACTGCGGTGGACACGGCCACCATGCAGTACAGCGCCCAGATGCTGGCCAGCCTGCGTGGGATCGAAGGCAACATTGGCGGCCTGGCCTCAATGCTGGTGCGCTCCGGTGGGGCGACAGGCAACATGGCGGCGGGCCTCAACTACCGCGGCGCCGGTGCCGTCGCCGACATCGGTGAGGCCGTCGCCGACGTCTTTACGCTTGGCGCGCTGCCTGCGTTGGGTGACGCAGTGGCCCGCATCGTCGGCGGCCGGTCCAACGTCACCGGCCAGGGCGTGACTTTTGGTGCGCAGTCGTTGGGCGACATCCTGTCCACGGGCAGCATGACGGGCAGTGCGTACGTCAACTACCGCGCCAAAAAGAACTTCCTGGATGACTGGGACAACTACCGCAAGACCGCTGGGCTGGACGGGGCCCTGCAGCAGCAGTTTGCGAAGGTTTTTGCTGGCATCGGCGACACGCTGACCAGCGCCGCACAGGCCCTGGGCATGGACAGCGGCCGGGTGCGTGATGCGCTCGACCGGTACGTGGTCAACCTGGGTGACATCAACCTCAAGGGGCTGACGGGCGCCGAGCAGCAGGAGCGGCTCACCGCGGTTCTGTCGGCCGAGTCTGATCGCATTGTGGAGGCGGTGCTCTCCAGCTACATGCCGCTGCTGGGCGAGTTTGCGCAGGTGGGAGAGGGTTACCTGGAGACGCTCACCCGCATGGCCACCGGCTCCGAGACGGCCCAGGCAGCCCTGCGCCGCCTGGGTGTGAGCGTGGTGGAGCTGTCGGCCCTGACAAACCGCCAGGCGGACGACATCGGTGCCGAGCTGGTGCGGCAGAGCCTGCTGGCGGCGGAGACCACCACCACCACGACCACCCGCGCCATGACGGAGGAGGAGCGGGCGTTCATCGAGGCCATCAACCGCGCCATGGGCCGCGTCATGCTGCGCATTGGCGACACCGTCAGCACCACGGTGGAGGAGCTGTCCGGCATTGGCGAGATCATTTCCGGGATGGACGGCAGTGCGCAGGAGTTGGCGGATGCATACCAGGCGCTGACCGACATCCGCGAGTCACTCAACCTGCTGGGCCTGTCCGGGGCGGCGGTGAGCCGCAGCCTGCTGCAGGGTGCCGGCAGCGTTGAGCGGCTGCAGCAGGGGCTGGCCGACTTCGAGCAGGTGGCCTACAGCGACAGCGAGCGCACTGCCATCGCAGCGCAGCGGCTGCGCGCGGACTTCGGCCGCCTGGGTCTGGAGATGCCTGCCAGCGCTGCCGGGCTGCGGGCCCTGGTGGCTGGCATCGATGCCAGCACGGAGTCTGGGCAGGAGCTGCTGGGCGGTGTGCTCACGCTGAGCGGGGCCTTTGGCGAGCTGCTCGGCAGCATGCAGGACATGACCGGCGGCATCGCCGACGAAATCCAGCGCATCCAGGCCCTGCGCCAGGGGGGTGGCGCAGATTCGGGGCTGGCGCAGCTGCAGGCGGACTTTGCCGTCCTCACCGCTCAGGCCCGTGCCGGCGACCAGGGGGCCATCACCCGCCTGCCGCAGATCAGTCAGGCCCTGCTGGACGCCGCGCAGGACCAGGCCGGCAGCGCGCTGGAGCTGGCCCGCCTGCAGGCCAGCACCCAGGCCAGCCTGCAGGACACGCTTGCCCTGCTGGGTGGCGGCAGCGGTGGTGCGGCCACCCTGGCCGACCTGCTGGCCGGCAATGCCGGCGCGGTGGATCTGAGCGGTGCCGTGTCCACCAGCCAGGCGGCGGAGCAGTCTGCAGCGCAGACCCAGGCCGTGACCGACCTGCGCGCCGAGGTGGCCAGCCTGCGCGAGGCGCTCACCACGGCGCTGGCCCAGGTGGTGAGCCACACCCGCACCACCGCCACCATCCTGACCAACGTCACGCCGGACGGTGACGCCCTGGCCACCCGTGCGGAGGCCTGACGCAGCATGCCGCAGGTCCTCTACCCCTACACCATCACCGACGCGGTGCTGACCTCCAGCAGCGTGCCGGAGACCGACCATGCTGCCTGGGTCAGCGGCACCACCTACGCGGCCGGTGATCGCGTCATCCGCACCGGCACGCACCGCATCTACGAGCGGCTGATCCCTGGGGCCGGCACCACGCCGCCGGAAAGTGACAGCACCAACTGGCTGGACGCCGCGCCCACCAACCGCTGGGCCATGTTCGACGGCGCTGTGGGCACGCGCACCACGGCCACCACCAGCATCAGCGTGACGCTCAACATCCCGGGCGCCGTCAACGACATCGTGTTGATGGACGTGACCGGCAGCAGCATCAGCGTCACGCTGCCGGATGCCAGCCGCAGCGGCGTGGCGGTGCCGGCCTCCACACTCACAGGTCAGGGCGCCCTGGTGCAGATCACCGGCCTGGCCTCCGCGGGCGGCTCCTGCACCGTGACCCTCACCGGTACCGGCACGGTGGCCATCGGCATCATCAGCATCGGCACCTACACCAGCGTGGGAAACACCTGCGGCGTGCGGCTGGACCTCAGTGACTACTCCCGCAAGGAGTTTGATGCCTGGGGCGGCCTCACCATCACGCCGCGCAACTACCAGCGCAGGCTGACCACACCCATTGAGGTGGCGCAAACCGGTGTCGACCAATTGATGCGCGTGGCCGCGGCCCTGCGCAGCACGCCTGCGGTGTGGAGCGGCCTCAGCGGCATCGGCAGCTCGGTGGTGTGGGGCCACCTCAAGGAGGCCAGCGTGACCATGCCGGGCGGCGCCACCACGCTGGCCACCGGTAGCCTGACGGTGCAAAGCATGGCGATGGGTGGGCTGTGATGCGCGCACTTGCCACCACCTCCATCACCGATGCCATGCTGTACAGCAGCAGCGTGCCGGAGACGGACCACGCCGCCTGGGTCAGCGGCACCGCCTACGCGGCCGGTGACCGCGTCATCCGCACCGCCACGCACCGCATCTACGAGCGGCTGATTGCGGGGGCTGGCACCACGGCGCCGGAGAGCGACAGCGCCAACTGGCGCGACGTGGCGCCCACCAACCGCTGGGCCATGTTCGACGGCTCGGCGCAGGACCAGACCACCGCCGCCAGCACGCTCAGCGTGTACGTGGTGCCGGGCGTGGCCATCAACGACATCGTGCTCATCGGCCTGCTGGCCACGCAGGTGCAGGTCTACGGCGGCGCCACCGGTGCCACGCTGCTGCGCACTGTGGCCGTGCCGGCGCCCACAAGCCCGGCGGCATCCGTCACGCTGGAGATCACCGGCCTGGGCATCGCGGCAGGGCAGCGCATCGGCCTGGTGATCACCCGCAGCGGCACCGTGGGCGTGTCGGCGGCGTGCTACGGCACGTTTTCCGACCTGGGCGGCACACTGGCAGGCGCTCAGGTCAGCCTGGTGGACTACAGCCGCGTCAGCACCGATGCCTACGGTGTCACCAGCATCACCCGCCGCGGCTACAGCCGGCGCCTGCAGGGCGCTGCCCGGGTGGCCGCCTCCGCGCTGGATGCGGTCACTGCCACCGTGGAAAGCCTGCGGCAGCAGGTGGTCTACTGGAGTGTGGTGGACGGATTCGAGGCGTTCTCTGGCCTGGGATTCCCGCGCGCGTACTCGGTGGATGTGCGCGGCCCAACCAGTGCGACCTACTCCATCACGCTGGAGACCATGGCGCGCGATGACCTGGTCATCGCCCCTGGTTATGACGGCAGCGCGGGGTCCTCCGTCGGCAGCGACGTCATGCCGCTGGTCGAGGGCCTGGGCGTGCGCCTGCTGGCCGGAAACATCGAGTTCGGCTGGACCCCCTGCCGCGCCACCGGCTACATCGCCACCGAAATCCGCACCGGCGCCAGTTGGTCCGCGGGGGTCACCGCTTTCTACGGCCTGGCCAACCGCTGGGTCTGGGCCTGGCCGGAGGACGGCACCTACCAGCTGCGCTTCCGGCACGTCGGCGCCACATCCACCAGCGCGGCCGATGCCGTGGCCGACGTTGTGGTGGCCGGCAACACCGTGACGGTGAGTTTCACGATCGTCTGGGACGACGGCGCCGGAGCGGATGTCGTCTGGGACGATGGTACGGGTGGGGATGCGC